AATGGCAAAGGCACCAGTACGCGCCCCACGCTGACGGTTTCTAACCTGTACGGTATGGTCACCGGGATGGCGGAAGATCTGCAGAGTCTGGTCGGCGGAACGGTGGTCCGGCGTAAGGTTTACGCCCGTTTTCTGGATGCGGTGAACTTCGTCAACGGAAACAGTGACGCCGATCCGGAGCAGGAGGTGATCAGCCGCTGGCGCATCGAGCAGTGCAGCGAACTGAGCGCGGTGAGTGCCTCCTTTGTACTGTCCACGCCGACGGAAACGGATGGCGCTGTTTTTCCGGGACGTATCATGCTGGCCAACACCTGCACCTGGACCTATCGCGGTGACGAGTGCGGTTATAGCGGTCCGGCTGTCGCGGATGAATATGACCAGCCGACGTCCGATATCACGAAGGATAAATGCAGCAAATGCCTGAGTGGCTGTAAGTTCCGCAATAACGTCGGCAACTTTGGCGGCTTCCTTTCCATTAACAAACTTTCGCAGTAATCCCATGACAGAGACAGAATCAGCGATTCTGGCGCACGCCCGGCGATGTGCGCCAGCGGAGTCGTGCGGCTTCGTGGTGAGAACGCCGGAGGGGGAAAGATATTTTCCCTGCGTGAATATTTCCGGTGAGCCGGAGGATTATTTCCGGATGGCTCCGGAGGACTGGCTGCAGGCAGAAATGCAGGGTGAGATTGTGGCGCTGGTCCACAGTCATCCCGGTGGTCTGCCCTGGCTGAGTGAGGCTGACCGGCGGCTGCAGGTGCAGAGTGATTTGCCGTGGTGGCTGGTCTGCCGGGGGGCGATTCACAAGTTCCGCTGTGTGCCGCATCTTACCGGGCGGCGCTTTGAGCACGGGGTGACGGACTGTTACACGCTGTTCCGGGACGCTTACCATCTGGCGGGGATTGAGATGCCGGATTTTCATCGTGAGGATGACTGGTGGCGTAACGGTCAGAATCTCTATCTGGATAATCTGGAGGCAACGGGGCTGTATCAGGTGCCGTTGTCAGCGGCGCAGCCGGGCGATGTGCTGCTGTGCTGTTTTGGTTCATCGGTGCCGAATCATGCCGCCATTTACTGTGGTGACGGCGAGCTGTTGCACCATATTCCTGAACAACTGAGCAAACGAGAGAGGTATACCGACAAATGGCAGCGACGCACACACTCCCTCTGGCGTCACCGGGCATGGCGCGCATCTGCCTTTACGGGGATTTACAACGATTTGGCCGCCGCATCGACCTTCGTGTGAAAACGGGGGCTGAAGCCATCCGCGCACTGGCCACACAGCTCCCGGCGTTTCGTCAGAAACTGAGCGACGGCTGGTATCAGGTACGGATTGCCGGGCGGGACGTCAGCACGTCCGGGTTAACGGCGCAGTTACATGAGACTCTGCCTGATGGCGCTGTGATTCATATTGTTCCCAGAGTCGCCGGGGCCAAGTCAGGTGGCGTATTCCAGATTGTCCTGGGAGCAGCCGCCATTGCCGGATCATTCTTTACTGCCGGAGCCACCCTTGCAGCGTGGGGGGCAGCCATTGGGGCCGGTGGTATGACCGGCATCCTGTTTTCTCTCGGTGCCAGTATGGTGCTCGGTGGTGTGGCCCAGATGCTGGCACCGAAAGCCAGAACTCCCCGTACACAGACAACGGATAACGGCAAACAAAACACCTATTTCTCCTCACTGGATAACATGGTTGCCCAGGGCAATGTTCTGCCCGTTCTGTACGGTGAAATGCGCGTGGGATCACGTGTGGTTTCTCAGGAGATCAGCACGGCAGACGAAGGGGACGGTGGTCAGGTTGTGGTGATTGGTCGCTGATGCAAAATGTTTTATGTGAAACCGCCTGCGGGCGGTTTTGTCATTTATGGAGCGTGAGGAATGGGTAAAGGAAGCAGTAAGGGGCATACCCCGCGCGAAGCGAAGGACAACCTGAAGTCCACGCAGTTGCTGAGTGTGATCGATGCCATCAGCGAAGGGCCGGTTGAAGGTCCGGTAGATGGATTAAAAAGCGTGCTGCTGAACAGTACGCCGGTGCTGGACAGTGAGGGGAATACCAACATCTCCGGCGTCACGGTGGTGTTCCGGGCAGGTGAGCAGGAGCAGACACCGCCGGAGGGATTTGAATCCTCCGGCTCCGAGACGGTGCTGGGTACGGAAGTGAAATATGACACGCCGATCACCCGGACCATCACGTCGGCAAACATCGACCGACTGCGCTTTACTTTCGGCGTGCAGGCACTGGTGGAAACCACCTCAAAGGGGGACAGGAATCCATCGGAAGTCCGCCTGCTGGTTCAGATACAACGTAACGGTGGCTGGGTGACGGAAAAAGACATCACCATTAAGGGTAAAACCACTTCACAGTATCTGGCCTCGGTGGTGGTGGATAACCTGCCGCCGCGCCCGTTCAATATCCGGATGCGCAGGATGACGCCGGACAACACCACAGACCAGCTGCAGAACAAAACGCTCTGGTCGTCATACACCGAAATCATCGATGTGAAACAGTGCTACCCGAACACGGCACTGGTCGGCGTGCAGGTGGACTCGGAGCAGTTCGGCAGCCAGCAGGTGAGCCGTAATTATCATCTTCGCGGGCGCATTCTGCAGGTGCCGTCGAACTATAACCCGCAGACGCGGCAATACAGCGGTATCTGGGACGGAACGTTTAAACCGGCATACAGCAACAACATGGCCTGGTGTCTGTGGGATATGCTGACCCATCCGCGCTACGGCATGGGGAAACGTCTTGGTGCAGCGGATGTAGATAAATGGGCGCTGTATGTCATCGGCCAGTACTGCGACCAGTCGGTGCCGGACGGCTTTGGCGGCACGGAGCCGCGCATCACCTGTAATGCGTACCTGACCACACAGCGCAAGGCGTGGGATGTGCTCAGTGATTTCTGCTCGGCGATGCGCTGTATGCCGGTATGGAACGGGCAGACGCTGACGTTCGTGCAGGACCGACCATCAGATAAGGTGTGGACCTATAACCGCAGTAATGTGGTGATGCCGGATGATGGCGCGCCGTTCCGCTACAGCTTCAGCGCCCTGAAGGACCGCCATAATGCCGTTGAGGTGAACTGGATTGACCCGAACAACGGCTGGGAGACGGCGACAGAGCTTGTTGAAGATACGCAGGCCATTGCCCGTTACGGTCGTAACGTCACGAAGATGGATGCCTTTGGCTGTACCAGCCGGGGGCAGGCGCACCGCGCCGGGCTGTGGCTGATTAAAACGGAACTGCTGGAAACGCAGACCGTGGACTTCAGCGTGGGTGCGGAAGGGCTTCGCCATGTACCGGGGGATGTCATTGAAATCTGCGATGATGACTATGCGGGTATCAGCATCGGCGGGCGCGTGCTGGCGGTGAACAGCCAGACCCGGACGCTGACGCTCGACCGTGAAATCACGCTGCCATCCTCCGGTACCACGCTGATAAGCCTGGTTGACGGAAGTGGCAATCCGGTCAGCGTGGAGGTCCAGTCCGTCACCGACGGCGTGAAGGTGAAAGTGAGCCGTGTTCCTGACGGCGTTGCTGAATACAGCGTGTGGGGGCTGAAGCTGCCGACGCTGCGCCAGCGCCTGTTCCGCTGCGTGAGTATCCGTGAGAACGACGACGGCACGTATGCCATCACCGCCGTGCAGCATGTACCGGAAAAAGAAGCCATCGTGGATAACGGGGCGCACTTTGACGGCGACCAGAGCGGCACAGTGAATGGTGTCACGCCGCCAGCAGTGCAGCATCTGACCGCCGAAGTCACTGCAGACAGCGGGGAATATCAGGTGCTGGCGCGCTGGGACACGCCGAAGGTGGTGAAGGGGGTGAGCTTTATGCTTCGCCTGACCGTGGCAGCGGACGACGGCAGTGAGCGGCTGGTCAGCACGGCCCGGACGACAGAAACCACATACCGCTTCACGCAGCTGGCGCCGGGGAACTACAGGCTGACAGTCCGGGCGGTAAATGCGTGGGGGCAGCAGGGCGATCCGGCGTCGGTATCGTTCCGGATTGCCGCACCGGCAGCGCCGTCACAGATTGAGCTGACACCGGGCTATTTTCAGATAACAGCGGTCCCGCGTCTTGCGGTGTATGACCCGACGGTACAGTTTGAGTTCTGGTTTTCGGAAACGCGGATTACCGATATCAGGCAGGTTGAAACCACAGCCCGCTACCTTGGCACGGGGCTGTACTGGATAGCCGCCAGTATCAATATCAAACCGGGCCATGATTATTACTTTTATATCCGCAGTGTGAACACCGTTGGCAAATCGGCATTTGTGGAGGCTGTTGGCCAGCCGAGTGATGATGCATCCGGCTATCTGGATTTTTTCAAAGGAGAGATAGGGAAAACCCATCTGGCTCAGGAGTTGTGGACTCAGATTGATAACGGTCAGCTTGCGCCTGACCTGGCGGAAATCAGAACGTCCATCACGGATGTCAGTAATGAAATCACGCAGACCGTCAATAAGAAACTGGAAGACCAGAGTGCAGCGATCCAGCAGATACAGAAGGTTCAGGTTGATACAAATAATAATCTGAACAGCATGTGGGCTGTGAAGCTGCAACAGATGAAGGACGGACGCCTTTATATTGCGGGTATCGGTGCCGGTATTGAGAATACGCCAGCAGGAATGCAGAGTCAGGTGCTGCTGGCGGCAGACAGGATTGCGATGATTAATCCTGCGAATGGCAACACAAAGCCGATGTTTGTTGGTCAGGGCGATCAGATATTCATGAATGAAGTGTTCCTGAAATATCTGACGGCTCCCACCATTACCAGTGGCGGCAATCCTCCGGCATTTTCCCTGACATCAGACGGAAAGCTGACCGCTAAAAATGCGGATATCAGTGGCAGTGTGAATGCGAACTCCGGGACGCTCAACAACGTCACGATTAACGAGAACTGTCGGGTTCTGGGAAAACTGTCCGCGAACCAGATTGAAGGCGATCTCGTTAAAACAGTGGGCAAAGCTTTCCCCCGGGACTCCCGTGCACCGGAACGGTGGCCATCAGGGACCATTACCGTCAGGGTTTATGACGATCAGCCGTTTGACCGGCAGATTGTTATTCCGGCGGTGGCATTCAGCGGCGCTAAACATGAGAGAGAGCATACTGATATTTACTCCTCATGCCGTCTGATAGTGCGGAAAAACGGTGCTGAAATTTATAACCGTACCGCGCTGGATAATACGCTGATTTACAGTGGCGTTATTGATATGCCTGCCGGTCACGGTCACATGACGCTGGAGTTTTCGGTGTCAGCATGGCTGGTGAATAACTGGTATCCCACAGCAAGTATCAGCGATTTGCTGGTTGTGGTGATGAAGAAAGCCACCGCAGGCATCAGTATCAGCTGAATTTTATAACCCATATACGGGCGCCAGAAATGGCGCCTTTTTTATTGCAGAAAAGCGAGAGGTAATTATGCGTAAATTATGTGCTGTTATTCTGTCCGCAGTAGTCTGGCTGGTTGCCGCTGGTACGCCAGCGAGCGCAGCAGAGCATCAGTCCACACTAAGCGCCGGGTATCTTCAGACCCATACTGATATGCCAGGCAGCGATGACCTGAAGGGCATTAACGTGAAATACCGTTATGAATTTACGGACACGCTGGGGCTGGTGACGTCATTCAGCTATGCAGGAGACAGGAATCGCCAGCTGACCCATTACAGCGATACCCGCTGGCATGAAGATTCCGTTCGTAACCGCTGGTTCAGCGTGATGGCGGGGCCCTCTGTGCGCGTGAATGAATGGTTCAGTGCGTATGCGATGGCGGGCGTGGCTTACAGCCGTGTGTCGACTTTTTCCGGGGATTATCTCCGCGTAACTGACAACAAGGGGAAAACGCATGATGTGCTGACCGGAAGTGATGACGGTCGCCACAGCAACACGTCTCTGGCGTGGGGGGCTGGCGTGCAGTTTAACCCGACCGAATCCGTGGCCATTGATATTGCTTATGAAGGTTACGGCAGTGGCGACTGGCGCACTGACGGTTTCATCGTGGGTGTCGGCTATAAATTCTGATTAGCCAGGTAACACAGTGTTATGACAGCCCGCCGGTTCAGGCGGGCTTTTTTGTGGGGTGAATATGGCAGTAAAGATTTCAGGTGTACTGAAAGACGGCACAGGAAAACCGGTAGAGAACTGCACCATTCAACTGAAAGCCAGACGGACCAGCAGCACGGTGGTGGTGAACACGGTGGCCTCTGAAAATCCGGATGAAGCCGGTCGTTACAGCATGGACGTTGAGTACGGTCAGTACAGCGTCATTCTGTTGGTGGAAGGATTCCCGCCGTCACATGCCGGGACCATCACCGTGTATGAAGATTCTCAACCGGGGACGCTGAATGATTTTCTCGGTGCCATGTCGGAGGATGACGTCCGGCCGGAGGCACTGCGTCGTTTTGAACTGATGGTGGAAGAAGCGGCGCGTCACGCTGAGGAGGCGAAGAAGAATGCCGGAGAGGCGGAGACGTCCGCGAGGAATGCCGGCATATCAGCCAGTCAGGCAGAAGAGAGCGCTGCACATGCTGACACTTCAGCAGGGGATGCATCGGAGTCAGCCCGGCAGGCGGCAGAAAGTGCAGCCGCTGCAAAGCAGTCAGAGGAGGCGTCCTCGTCCTCGGCCTCTGCGGCCGCTCAAAAAGCCAGTGAGTCATCACAAAGTGCAGCAGATGCTGAATTGTCAAAAAAGACGGCAGAAAGTGCAGCCGGTAATGCAGCCAGGGATGCAACGACCGCAACAGAAAAAGCCCGGGAGTCAGCAGAAAGCGCACAGTCAGCGGAACAAAGCAGGATAGCGGCGGAAGAAGCCGTAAACCGAATCCCCACCGTGGTGGGACCTCCCGGGCCAAAGGGGGAACAGGGGCCCGCCGGCCCTCAGGGGCCGAAGGGGGATAAGGGAGAGCGTGGTGACACCGGCCCTGTCGGGGCAACCGGCGAACGGGGGCCGAGAGGAGATACTGGTCCGGCAGGCCCGCAGGGGCCGAAAGGCGACAGGGGAGAGCGGGGAGAGACCGGTCTGACGGGAAATGCAGGTCCACAGGGGCCAAAGGGAGATACCGGTGCGGCAGGCCCGGCAGGCCCACAGGGACCGAAAGGAGAAACAGGTGCGGCTGGCCCGGTGGGGGCAACCGGACCTCAGGGACCGAAGGGCGACCCGGGGGAGACACAAATCCGTTTTCGTCTGGGGCCGGCGAGCATTATTGAGACAAACAGCAATGGCTGGTTCCCGGATACAGATGGCGCACTCATCACCGGACTGACCTTTCTTGACCCCAAAGATGCCACACAGGTTCAGGGGCTGTTTCGGCATTTGCAGGTCAGATTTGGTGACGGGCCGTGGCAGGATGTCAAGGGGCTGGATGAAGTGGGCAGTGATACAGGCAGAACAGGAGAATGACATGAACATACTAAAAAAACTTATGCAGCGTCTGTGTGGTTGCGGAAAGCATGATGGCCGTGAACACGGGCAGTCACTTACAGCACAACTGCGACTGGGGCCGGCAGACATCCTGGAGTCAGATGAGAATGGTATTATCCCGGAGCAGGCCAGGGTAATCACGCAGGTGGTGATACTGGATGCGGATAAAAAGCAGATACAGTGTGTGGTAAGACCGCTGCAAATCCTGCGTGCTGACGGGACGTGGGAAAATATTGGCGGGATGAAGTAACCCGACAGCTTCACAAAACCGGAGTCCGGCTCCGGTTTTTGTTGTCATGTCCGGTGGATGTTTGTTAATGAAGACTTGAGGGAATATTTATCCGTATGAAGGAGTATGGTAATGCCTGGATTAATATCATATGTGTCATCGGCTTCATTCGTGAATGAGATGATGGAGCTGCGTCAGCAGGTAATGGAGGGGCAGATTGGTGGATTTCTCCTGGGAGGGGAGAGGGTTAGAGTTTCTTATATGCCAGATACAGGCCGTTTTTTAGCAGAAAGTGAAGGGCAGGGACGGGTTTATGCAGAATTATTGAATATTGCTTTTAATGATGGAGTTAATGTGCTCAGAAACAGGATATTAAGTGCGCTCCCTGGAATGGGAGGGCGAAACTCTTTGCAGGAAAAAATATCGGAGTGTGCCTTTACTGTCGATATTGAAAAACTTCAATGTCCTGGTGATGCGCTTCAATGTCCAATTACACTGGAGCAGCCTGAAAAAGGTGTTTTTGTGAAGAATTCAGATGGTTCAGATGTATGTACTTTATTTGATGCCGCTGCATTTTCTCGTTTGACTGGTGAAGACTTACCCCACCCACTGACCCGGGAACCAATAACGGCATCAATAATTGTAAAACATGAAGAATGCATTTATGACGATACCAGAGGAAACTTCGTTATAAAGGGTAATTGAAATGAACATTACCATTTATTTTATTTAATGAAACATCCTGCAAACTGATATGAATTACTGAATGAGGTTTTTATGCCTGTTACCACCTTAAGTATCCCAAGTATATCTCAATTATCTCCTGCAGGAGTACAGTCTTTGCAGGATGCTGCCAGACTTGAAAGTGGAATAAGAATATCCATTGGTAGTGGCCAATATTCTGTTCACTATGTCCAACTACTGGATGGATTTTCAGTTGAACCGGTGAGAGGAGGCTTACTGGATAGGCTATTGGGGCGTGAGCATCGAATGGATAGAAGGGCTGTGGCTCTGGAAAGGCAATTAAATGGAGGTGTCGATTTTTTAAGTAGTGTTAATAACTATTTTCAGAGTGTCATGGCAGAACACAGAGAAAATAAAACAGGTAATAAAATATTAATGGAAAAAATAAATTCTTGTGTATTTGGAACGGATTCTAATCACTTTTCTTGCCCGGAGTCATTTTTGACATGCCCGATAACGCTGGACAAACCTGAGAATGGAGTGTTCATGAGAAACTCACAAGGTGCTGAGATATGCTCTCTATATGATAAGGACGCGTTAGTGCAACTTGTTGAAACTGGTGGAGCTCATCCTCTGAGTCGAGAACCTATAACAGAATCAATGATTATGAGAAAAGACGAATGTCACTTTGATACAAAAAGAGAAGCTTTTTGTTGTAAGTGATAATTAATGATATAAATATAGTTTTATGTGCTTTTATTTTTTACTAAAGCAAAATTAAGTTATTAAAATGGAGGGAGAGGAATGCCTGTAGATTTAACGCCTTATATTTTACCTGGGGTTAGTTTTTTGTCTGACATTCCTCAAGAAACCCTGTCTGAGATACGTAATCAGACTATTCGTGGAGAAGCTCAAATAAGACTGGGTGAGTTGATGGTGTCAATACGACCTATGCAGGTAAATGGATATTTTATGGGAAGTCTTAACCAGGATGGTTTATCGAATGATAATATCCAGATTGGCCTTCAATATATAGAACATATTGAACGTACACTTAATCATGGTAGTTTGACAAGCCGTGAAGTTACAGTACTGCGTGAAATTGAGATGCTCGAAAATATGGATTTGCTTTCTAACTACCAGTTAGAGGAGTTGTTAGATAAAATTGAAGTATGTGCATTTAATGTGGAGCATGCACAATTGCAAGTGCCAGAGAGCTTACGAACATGCCCTGTTACATTATGTGAACCAGAAGATGGGGTATTTATGAGGAATTCAATGAATTCAAATGTTTGTATGTTGTATGATAAAATGGCATTAATACATCTTGTTAAAACAAGGGCGGCTCATCCTTTGAGCAGGGAGTCAATCGCAGTTTCAATGATTGTAGGAAGAGATAATTGTGCTTTTGACCTTGACAGAGGTAACTTCGTTTTAAAAAATTAAGATAGCAATGGCGGGTTAACTTTTCGTAAAATGAAATTAATTCTCGGTACGACATGTAAAACGCGGCACCTCGTATGCAAGAACGTACTGCGGTTGGCTGGTGAACTTTCGATAGTGCTAGTATTGAATGATTTCCAGCCGTTACCGATTTACGTGTTTATTAGTGAACAAACCACTCGTCAGAAGATTCCCAGGTATCTTTCAGAGTCTCCTGAACAAATGTTTTTGCAGAATCCTTATCTGCAGTGCGTGTAACAGAAAGCCCATCATTGCTGGTGGCTTTTACGATCACTTCTACATCGTCATAACGCTTACTGATGCGCCGAGTTAATTCTTCCTTTAACGCATCCACAGCACCGTTTGGCATTTTAGTCATTTTCTCTTTGGCTATGCAGATTTCAATACGCATAAAAATCCCTCTATACTGTGTTTGTATACAGTGTTATTTTTATCTGTATAAATAAACAGTGTCAAGAGGTCTTGTTTCTGCTCTTTTGGAGTTCTTCAAAACGATTATGTAAAGATTTCGGATACAGTTCGGTATATACCTGCCATAGCACGTTTAATGAACGATGCCCTGTAACTTGAGCGACTTCCTCAATACTAAAACCAGCCTCAAATAAGCGACTTGCCCCTTCTCTACGCAAATCATGATATCGCAGATCTTTAATACCTAATTTGCTTCTTACCCTCTGAAATCCTGCGGTAACAGAAGTGCTGTTATATGGAAAAATGAATTCTGATTTTTTTGGTTGTCGCTGGACGATATCCCAGGCTTCCCCAAGCAAGGCAACTTTCATATGGTTACCTTCCTTTTTACGTGGATCTTTCCTATCTCTTACTAGTATAGATTTTTGTTCTTGGTCGAGATCTTCCCATCGTAACCGGCATACTTCTCCGATTCGCATACAGGACCACACAGAAAATTTGAGGATATCAACGAACGGAATTTTTGAGCATTTATGAGTAGATCGTTGTTGAAGGCCTTCAATGAGCATGTCAAGTTCATCAGATGCTGGTCTACGATTACGACGGTTTGATTTACCAATCAAACCGAGTTTAAGTAGATATGGACGAGCGCTTTTCGCCGGGTTTGATGTGTAATTGGTTCCGTATACAGGTTTTGCCGCATCCAGAACACTGCCAAGATAACTAACATCGTGGCTGACTGTTGCTGGGCCTGCACCAGCGTTGTTTCTTAGCCTGCAATGTTCAATTACGTCATTTTCTGTCAGTTCAGATAGTTTGATCGCGGATATGTCACTATCCATAAGCAGTTCCAGCACATATCTTTTAGTACGGCCTGCTTTACCTCCGGCATTTGGGTCATTTAAATATTTGTGTAGTAAGTCACGGACTGTAAGTCCGTCAACTGCATTTGATGATGGAATGCCATATAGATCTAATTCCATCACTTTCTGTGTGCCCCATGTTTTGGCATGAGCATGTTTAGGGAATGTTTTGCTTTCCCTGTAAGTGATAACACCTTTTTCTTTGATAATCACATTACAGCGATAGCGTGGTGTGCCATCGGATTTTAGTCGTTTCTCTATGTTATAGTACGCCATTACACGACCTCGTTATTTCGGGTTCCCATAAAACGTGGGAACCTGTGCGGGAACCTAACGCGAGAAAAATAGCCTGAAATGTTCAAAAATGCACGATAATCATGAAGCACAAAAAATTAATCAAACCAGCGTGATGCCTGAAAAAACTGGTGTTTACTGGAATTCTCGGTTTAGCATTGCTCCTATGCTCGACTGGACGGACAGACATTGCCGCTATTTCTTGCGTCTGCTTTCCCGCAATACGTTGCTGTATACTGAAATGGTAACTACAGGGGCGATTATTCACGGTAAAGGTGATTACCTGGCGTATAGTGAAGAAGAACATCCGGTAGCGTTGCAACTCGGCGGTAGCGATCCGGCGGCGCTAGCGCAGTGTGCGAAGCTGGCAGAAGCGCGTGGATATGATGAGATCAACCTGAATGTCGGCTGCCCGTCTGACCGGGTGCAGAACGGCATGTTTGGTGCGTGTCTGATGGGTAATGCGCAGCTGGTTGCCGACTGCGTGAAAGCGATGCGCGATGTGGTGTCGATTCCGGTGACGGTGAAAACGCGTATTGGCATCGACGACCAGGACAGCTATGAATTTCTCTGCGATTTCATCAACACCGTTTCCGGCAAAGGCGAGTGTGAGATGTTCATCATCCATGCACGTAAAGCCTGGCTTTCGGGGTTAAGTCCGAAAGAAAACCGTGAGATCCCGCCGCTCGATTATCCGCGTGTGTATCAACTGAAGCGTGACTTTCCGCATCTGACAATGTCGATTAACGGTGGTATCAAGTCGCTGGAAGAGGCCAAAGCACACCTGCAACATATGGATAGCGTGATGGTCGGGCGCGAGGCGTATCAGAATCCGGGTATTCTGGCGGCGGTAGACCGGGAGATCTTTGGTTCCTCGGATATCGATGCCGATCCGGTGGCGGTAGTGCGCGCCATGTATCCGTACATTGAGCGTGAACTCAGCCAGGGGACGTATCTCGGTCATATTACCCGGCATATGTTGGGCTTGTTCCAGGGTATTCCTGGCGCGCGGCAGTGGCGGCGTTATTTAAGTGAAAATGCCCATAAAGCGGGTGCAGACATTAATGTGCTGGAACACGCGCTCAAACTGGTGGCGGATAAGCGTTAACTTTTCACCAAAAAATAGTCAAATTCACCACGCCCTGCGCACCGTCGCGGGGCGTTTTGCTGTTAAATCAATAGATTATTTTTGGCATGATTCTTGTAATGCCAGCAAGAGATTTCATATTTGGGAGTGCATCATGCTGGAACTACTTTTTGTGATTGGCTTTTTTGTCATGCTGATGGTCACCGGCGTTTCGTTGCTGGGCATTATCGCCGCGCTGGTTGTGGCGACGGCCATTATGTTCCTCGGCGGTATGCTGGCATTGATGATTAAGTTGCTGCCGTGGTTACTACTGGCGATTGCGGTGGTGTGGGTTATTAAGGCGATTAAAGCACCAAAAGTGCCGAAATATCAGCGTTATGACCGCTGGCGTTACTAA